GTAAAGTTACCCTCAGCAGTTATCCAAAGAGCACCACCATCGTAAGGAATAAGAACGCCTCCATTTTTCAAACTACTTTCAATTTCATTAGATATTTTGTCAGCACTCATCCATGAATTTGAGCGGGTCCAAATATAGCCATTAACATTAATGTCTGAATTGAACCCGCCCGTAGAAACTTCATATGTAATATATGGATACTTAGGATAATCTCCGCTAGTAGGAACGCTATTTTCCTCAAACGCAGGGACACCAAAGGAAGACCAGAAAGAGTATAACGCCTCATACCTATCCATTGTCATCATCTCCAGTTAGTGCCCATTCTTCTGCCTGTACCTGTCTCATGTTAAGACCAGCACCTTTTGGAGTTTTATTGTAATCGCCTTTAGATGTTACTCTAAATACATCCCCATTAGATACGATCCTGAACACATCATGGTACTTTAAATTGACGGATTTATAAGTGGTTACTGTATATAATGATTTGACACCCAACGTCTCACCAATTCTGGCTTCCGTGGAAGTGTCATAGGTTATAGCGGCTTCAAATTCTCCACCTTCTGTCCAACCGTAGATAAGTCCACCCCTCCCATCGGAAACACTAGACTTATCCATCATTACACAAGTAACCATTGCGTCAGATAATAACGACATGTCAACACCTCAATTAAATCTTTCTCCACCTGTTCAGATCGTAAGCAAAAGCCGCCTTCCATGAGCCGATCTTAGAACCATCTGAACCAGATCCGGAGCCACTTCCGGTTTTGCTGTATGAGTATCCTCCCCAGCTTTCGGAATTAAATGGAGATCTTACCACACTGTCTTCTCCACCATACTTGGCTTTCCATGCGTCAATATCTTCCGATAGGGCGATGACAGCAGGAGGAACTGCCATCGCCCATATAGAACCAGTGAAGGTTTCATCCGTCAACCCACCTTCACCATATTTGTGAACACCGTCGTTGAATACAGAACCCATGATCCGGAAATATTGATTAGGCTTCAACTTTCCAGCAAAATTACGGAGCACCCCGTCTTCAATAATAAAATCTCCGTCCCATTTATCCATGTTCCGGTTGAACCAATTTCTAAGTTCCTGACAAAGTTCTGTAAGCATTTCGGTTACCTCTCAGACGAGATATTTCTTCTGGATAAAGCCTCCACCACGGACAGCCACCCAACCTGCAGGGGTTTTCTTACCCTCGTCAGATTCTATAACATGACCGTTAAGGGCAACGTAAACAACTGTACTATTGGTATTAGGCTTTTCTCGGATATTCACACCGTCATATCCCTCAGCGTTGACAGTGTAGGCCAGAGATCCTGCTTCAACTTCATTCTTAGGATCTGTAATTTCGGCTTTCTTCTCCATATCTATTACCCCGCAGTCTTACTAACGGTAGCAACAAACAGGCCAGAGGGATTGTACAGAACGGGCATGAACAGAGCAGAAGCCTTGGTCCACAGAACGGTAGGATCTGTTTCCATCCACTGCATAATGTAAACGTAAGGAGACACCCCAGAACCACTAATACGGTGGAAGGAAGGAGCATCAGCCTCAGGAGGATTACCCCACAAACCAACACCCATTCTGCCAGCAGGATTTGTTGCAAAGAATGTGATCTTGTTGGCAGGATAATATCTCTTGCTGGTGACTGTAGGTCTACCGTTCGAACCGATAACAGCACTAGAAGCGTATGTAAGATCGTTGGTAATGACGTTGGTAATACCAAATTCATCAGACAGGAAGTCACGCAGGGAAGAATTTCTAACCAGCGCACCAACACCAATGTTGCCGTTAATGCTCTTCTGAATGGAAGGATTTCCACGCATCTGAGAAATAACCTGTCTACTGGTCAGCATCCCGGTAATGGTAACACCAGCCGCAGTAGCCGCATCAATGATCGTCTGGATCTGAGCAGGAACATCCTTAGCGTCTCCGACATCCAGAGTGTGAGCAATGTTAGCCTGAGGCACACCATAATCAACAGTAAGATCAAGGTTATTCTCCTTGATAGTTACCTTACCAGTAGCCATAAGCTCATTTTTAGCTACCTTAGTTCTAGTAACAATGCCGTCAGCCAGACGCAGACCATCATTAATAACATAATCATAAAGCTGACTATCGCCAACTACGCCAGCACGGGCAAGCTCTCTCATTCTTTCGGACTGGTTGATCTTAACCTTAATGAGGCCCTTCTCAATGTTGTGAGTATCAACAGGCACACGGAAGGTTGTATTTGCTTCCACGTCAAAGCCATGGAAATTAGCCATAAAGGGAAGCTGATATTCACTAGCAATGGTCTGCCACTGAGCAACAAGGTTATCGGTCTTCTGATCTGTAAAAAGACCATCAATAGGATCGTTAGGGCGTTCGACACGGAAAGGCATACTCAGCCAATCAGCTTCGGGAATAAAGCCCTGATAATTTTCACGCCAAGTAATATCTGCCATTTTCTATTTCCTCCTTTCGATTAGTAAGGACGAGTGACAGTAGGGGAAGTAGCAACAAACTTAAATCCAAGAGCCGCAAGTGCTGTCTTTGCATCTGAAGTCATGCGTATATCAGACTTTGCATAATAGGTCTTGGAACTGTCGCCTTCGGTGTCAGTAGACAGCGTGTAAACATAATTAGGTGAAGATCCGCTACGCTCATACCATCCTTCACTCTTCGGGTTCAGGACTGCGGCATAATCCGAAACTGCGGTATGATTATCATCATCAAGATAATAAGTCTTAGTTGTGTCAACCGCAGTATCGGTGGAATCAGCATAGGTATAATTTGGAGAAGTCCCGCTTCTCTCCTGCCACCCCTGTGCCTTGGGGCTTACCAAGTTCTTGAGCGTTACTGCATCGTAATTGGCACCAGTGACCGGGAGCCTGTCCTCATAAACAGTGCCCTTAGTTACAACAGACCCAGGCATATCGCCACTAGAAACATCAACATCTTCATACACAATACCAATGGCACTAGAAGTATTAGAAGGATAAATCGTGCCCATCTTTACATACTTGGCACCGTTGTAGTCTGTGCTTGCACCCTCTGCGGAAATCTGCCGTGTCTCACGATGACAATCCTCAGGATGGACAAGGAACCAGCCGGGAGCCGTAATTCGGGTTTCAGCCTGATTCTTAATAAAAGACATAAGAGTTTACCTCCTTATTCGGATTTTACTTCGCCGTATCTGGTAGCCGTGAAAGCCTTTGCCAGTTCTGCGGCTCTTGTGTTGGCAGGTTTATCAACGGGATTATTACCGGGAGGGTTATTAACATCGGCACCCTGCGTTCCTGTAGTACCGATCACATCAGCCCACTCGGATTTAATACTGGTCTTTAGATCGTCAGCATTCTTGATCGCACCTTTATCGTCAAGTTCAATACTATCAAAATCAACGCCTTTGATAATTCTATCAAACCACTTCTCCGGAACACTAACTGAATTGAGAATTTCCTTGTATGCATTCTGTTTAGCTGATTTGGTTTCTTTCGCAGTAACGCTGTTTTTGAAGGCATCGAACTCAGCTTTAAGAGTGTCATGTTTATCCTTCCACTTGCTAGCGGTCGTTGCGTTGTCTTCTGCCGTCTGTTTTTCTTCTTTGAGTGTTTCGATTTCGGAAAGTTTGGCCTTATACCTTTCCTTGTCGACAAATTCGGTACCGACAGCCGATTTAATAGCTGTGACAATCGCATTGATAGCCGATGTGGGGATATTTCCATCATCGCCAACGTGTTTTCTAATAATCGCTTCAAAATCTGCCATAAATAAAACATCCTTTCTGGTTTGACGGGTAGCCATTCCCTATGTTTTATGGTGCTTGTGTAAGGACTTGAACCTTTATCTTTCGATTATAAGTCGAATGCTCTAACCGATTGAGCTACGCAAGCATAAAAACGCCCAAGTTATTCCTGCGTACAACAGCGTTTCGGGGAAGAGTGTCCCGTTTCTCTGGAGGGGCTGTGAATCCCATATAACATCCAGAACCACCCGCTTGATTGCACGTTTCTGTAGTCTGTTCACAGTTATACTCGCCACAAAACACGCACACAGCCAAGCGAAAACTGCTTTTTTAAGTCCACAGTTTTTAACGCCCCGTGGCTTGGGCTGGAGCTAATACAGGGAATTGAACCCTGAACCTAATGATTACAAATCATTTGCTCTGCCTGATTGAGCTACATCAGCATATTGGAGCAAAACATGGTACGCATATTCAATTCAGAGGCGTGTAATGCTCCGTAAAAGCCTAGGCATTGGCTCCGATGTGTGGAATCAAAC